TCCTGTGTATCCTGTGTATCCTGTACGACCTGTAGCACCTGTGTATCCTGTAGCACCACTGCCAGCAGGTCCTGTGTAACCTGTATAACCTGTATCACCTATATCACCAGTATCACCAGTATCACCAGTATCACCAGTATCACCTGTAGAGCCTGTGTAGCCTGTTTCACCTATATCACCAGTATCACCTGTAGCACCAGTAGCACCTGTACTGCCACTACCAGCAGGTCCTGTATAGCCAGTGTAACCAGTATAACCTGTACGACCTGTAGCGCCTGTATAGCCCGTATATCCCGTACCTCCAGAGCCAGGTGGTCCAGTAGCACCAATATAGCCACCCGTGAGTTGCGCCCATGTTACACCTGAACTACCTGAACTGTCTGAGTATACAGTATAAGAAGGTCCTCCTGCATTTAATATCCAACAACCAATTGTGTAGGTTGTTGCACCAGTAGTTGTTAAAATAATGCGACCGGTTGCTGTGCCTCCGCTTGAACCTCCAGTTGTTGTATAAAATATGACTACACGACTGTTGGCAACCGGTGTTAATGATGGCGAAGTTCCTGTATATAATCCCATTGCACCACCAAAATTTGGACCTTGTGCGCGTATAAAATAAATAATATCCCATTGACCTGCACTTGGTATTGTAAAGGATAATACTGGGGTTGGAGATGTGTATACTGTCGCTGTTATAGATACATTTGCGCCTAAATATGAAGAACCAGTTGTAACTATCATATTTGGAGCGGGACCTGTAGGACCTGTAGGACCTGAAGCACCGGCGCCTGTCGGACCGGTTGAGCCCGTGGAACCTGTAGAGCCGCTGGCACCTGTGATTCCCGTTGGACCAGTAGCACCAGTATTTGATGCCAAGCCTGGTGCGCCAGTTGGACCTGTCGACCCTGTAGGACCCGTAGAGCCAGTTGGACCAGTATTACCAGTAGGTCCTGTAGAACCTGTTCGTCCTGTATTACCTGTGGCGCCCGTATTTGTTGCCGAACCCGCCACTCCCGTCGGACCAGTAGGACCTGTAGTACCTGTAGCGCCGGTATTTGTCGCAGTTCCAGGCACTCCTGTAGGACCAGTTGAACCTGTGGGACCAGTTGGACCTGTTATACCCGTTGGACCCGTAGAGCCCGTAGAGCCTGTTCGTCCTGTAGGACCTGTAGATCCTGTATGACCTGTAGAACCTGTACTACCAGTTGGACCAGTGCCAACAGTGCCTGTAGGACCTACAGGACCTGTAGAGCCCGTAGTACCGGTTGCACCGGTAAATCCTCTGGTACCAGTTGGACCAGTAGAACCTGTAGTACCCGTTGGACCGGTAGCGCCGGCTCCAGTTACACCAGTCGGACCAGTTAATCCTACACTATTTGCACCAATGACCTCTTGAATTGTCATATGCGCGTAGTCGTTCGAATCAACCGCCGCACCTCCAAGTATTTGGACTGCAAATGTATGATTACCAGCAGAAATATTATTCAAATTAAATATACTTGGAATTGTCATATGGAAATTAATATTATCAAAATAAAAACTCGAACGTGCGGCAAAACTACCGTCAACAAGCAAGTTAAATGCGTAGAGTCCTGGTACTGTTGTTATATATGCGCTAAAACTTAAATTAATAATAAGTACTCCGCCACGTGAAGTATACGTTGGAGACCAATTTGGGATTGTGGCAGGTCCAAGAATGACTCCCGATGGTTTAGCAACTGTGTTATTAAGTAAGGTTGTAAATTGAATAAATCCGCCAGCAGCACCTGTAGGACCTGTCATACCAGTCGGACCTGTAGGACCAGATGCACCTTGACCTGTCGGACCAGTAGAGCCCGTGGGTCCTGTATTACCAGTAAAACCCGTAGGTCCTATAGGACCTCCTGAGGGACCCGTTGGACCTGTGCTTGCATTACCACCTTGTGAATTATATACGATTTCATTTGTTGCGGTGTTATAGTGTAATAACGCAGTTGTAACAGTTTCATCGTTACGAATTGGCGCAATATAGAATGAATTTGCCTGTTGCGTATCTAAGTCAACTCCTGTGGCATTAATAACAATTGTACCACTATTTTGGTTATGAATACCGGCACCCGCGCCTAAAGCAACCGCAAATCGTCCTTGATTGAATTCACCGGCATTTGAACCAATAGCAACTGCGCCATTTCCCTGGTTAATTGAACCAGCGTAATAGCCAACTGCTACAGCGTACGATGATTGGTAGACACCGGCATTATCTCCAATCGCAACGGATTCAATATCCTGATTCGAAGAGCCAGATAATGGACCAATAGCTACCGAATTCGAGCCCTGGTTCAATTTCCCCGCATATTTTCCTACGGCAACAGCTGAGGCTCCTTGCATGAATTGACCGGCGGCAGCACCGACTGCAACTGCGGCTTCTCCTTGTAACGCGTCGCCGCCGGCTTGGTCTCCGATAGAAATATTAGAAAACCCAACTTCCCAGGCAATCCCATTCCAAAGCAAATAATCACCATAGTTACTCGCATTGGTCGGCAAATTACAACCACCGCCACCTCCGCCACCGTTGGCATTATAAACAATTTCCCGCGTGGTTGTATTGTATTGTAACCAACTATTATTGACTGTAGTATCTTGGCGTATTGGATTTACAAAAAGACCCGAAACTAGTTCACTATTTGATGTAAGACCGGCGCCCTGAACGCTGACGTTATTCACAGTACTTATAACAAATTGGCTTGTTGATGCATATATAATAGGTGTTGTAAGTGCAATTTGGGTTGGGTTACATATTTCGTCGAATTTACCGATATTTTTAAGGGCATAGTTCGTGATTGTCGACATACCATTCGGGTATACAAGCTGTTCTATCACCTGAATTTGTTGGGTAATAGGTACAAATTCGGCGCGAAGAGACTGTGTATTTGTTTGGGTCGATAGACCTGGAAACCAACCTAATTGGACTTGCTGCGCCTGTGTAACTGTAGTTGTCGACAATCCATACATAAGAGTAGAGGCAGCGTAAAGTGACTCTTTGTCAATCGCAAAGGTAACATTTGTAAAATTATCAGTAAACGTCAAAAAATCGGTATTTGTGGAAATAAGTGTGTTTTCGGCATACACAATACAAGGGTCGTATATCGAATTTTTTAATGGAATATCTCGAATTGTGTTATCACCTAAGTTTAGAACTAATGTACTGACAGTTGAAATATTTATGACTCCAGGTGTTAAGAAGTAACTAGAAATGAGATTATAGTTATAGATTCCCGACGAAGTAAAAATAATTTCAATAGTGGCGATTGTGCTATATAATTCGGCATTGACAGTGGAAAACTGGTACGCTAAGCCGATACTTGTACTTTGTAAATCAATAATCGAACTATAGGTTGAGGTTGTGAGAGAGTTGAAAAAAATAGTGGCACCACTTACGTACAAATATGTATCGCCGGTACCCACAAATTGAAGCGTACGACCGCCGACTGTGTAATCTGGTAGGGTTGAGAAAGGCAATACTTGTCCGTCTGCTATAATTTGTTCGGGACCGATACTATAGACAATAAGACCTCCATTTGTAGCATTGGAGTAGAATTGAATACCGGCACCTGGTGAAAAATTAAATACATTATATTGTCCTGTTGGTATATATTGATAAAGTGAACCGTCTGCTGTTGGAGCGTCAATTTCGTTTACAGCGGGAGCAGCAAACGACGAAGTAAAAGACGACGCCCAATAGGTACCACCGTCACCTCGACTCAAAAGTGGACGATTCGCCGGAATAGGATTGTTCGCAAAATCTTTAAAGTAGATATCGCGGACAAAAATAGAGTCCACATTGAGTGTCCTATTATTTTGCCCTGACATTACAGGTTCTACTACTTTATCGTTTTTATGTTTTTTGAATGAGCCACCGCATTTTTATGGATTTTTTTGGTTTTTGATTCTTGGGTTTTTAGTGTCTATTTACTCATCATCGCTATCATCCGTCAGTTCAACAGCACCATCGACCCAGCGACCGACATAGTGCTCCTTCACAGCGTTTGCCTCTGGAGAGTCCTTTAGGACGTCAGTGTAATAGGTCTTGCCAGTTTCAACATTGCGGATATGGTTGCGCCCGTCGTACATGAAACTAATCCACTTTGCAACTACAGGTGCGGCATCAACGGCAACTGTCTCATAGACTGGCGCACGCTTCTGGGTCTCCTTTGTCGCAGGGGCAGCTGCTGTGCCTGTAACAGCACTACCAGCACGAAAGTTATCATTGGGAAGTCCCTTAGGGTACTTGGAAAGAAAGAGTTCAGAGCCAACAATCTTGGCGCGCGGGTAAAGGACTGTCTCGTCAAGGCGTCCGTGCCACGATGCGTTATTTGTCTTAGGATTCGCCTTGTATTCGGCATCCTTCTTGCCGCATCCAGCACACATATTTGACCCGGGCGCAGGCTTTCGTGTACACTGCTTCTCAGGAAAGATCATTCCGTGATTAGCGGTTTCATCCTGTGGGCGCGTACCGACAAGCGGATTCTCGACGTCGATGCGACGACCGACGCAGTACTTAGGATCGATGGACTGGAGACGAGAAGGATGTGTGCGCCAAGGGTCGACGTTTGTGGTAGCAGCAGCGGGAGCAACAACAGCCGTACCTGTAGCAGCAGCGGCAGCAGCAAGTGCCTTTGTCGTCTTGCGCACCTTCTTGACAGGCTCGGCAACCGCAGGATCGGCAACCGCGGGCTCGGCAACCGCAGGATCGGCAACCGCGGGCTCGGCAACCGCAGGCTCGGCAGCGGGCTCAGGGCAAAGAGCACGCAGAGCATCGGCAATGGAAGAAGGGAGAGAAGAGGGCTTCTCTGCGCCAAGGCACAGAATAGCCTTTGCAAGGAGGACAATGGTATCGGAAGGAATGGACGTCATTTTGTAAGAAAGAGAAGCAACCACACATCTAGAAAACTCCGTAGAATCTATCAATTTTTTCCTAGGACTAGGATAAGATATGAAACCATTCATAGATGCTATACTTCCGAACATACCTATCATTCTAATTCTCATTGTATTGATATGTTTGATCTATAGCGAATTTGCCGGTATATGTGTTGGTTGGGATAAAATGATGGAGATTTTCCACAATGTATTTATCGGACACGGTGTGAAAGTTTTAGGATAAAAAATGATGTAATGAAATCAACGAATCTTATCCGCATCATCCCATGGACGTCCCTGTACCCGATACACTTATTCGCGCATCCGTTCAAGGTATTGTTTATCTGATTAATTCACAAACCGGTCACGTATACACATATAATACGGAATCACCAACGTATATCGGACAGCTTGAACGTATTCCAGATACGGATAAACATCTTATGTCGAAGCAAAACGGTTGCCTCCATTATGCAAAGGTGAATTATCGAAATGATATTCGCGAAGTGATGGAGCGACTACGCACCGCATAAAAGCATAAAAAAATGAACCCAGTCCCGCATCTCAACATGTGAAGCACCATGGATACATTGATTGAGGATATGTTACGCCAACGTAAACTACTACTTTGGCGTAAAATACTTGCAACTTTTCCAATTAAAAAGAATCACCAAGACCGTATTATGAAGCGGATCTTCCCGCAATCGTTGATAGATTTATCAGATTGTTCCGCGCAGCATAAAGGCGATACTCTGCTCGATGATACGCCAACTGCTCCTCATTACTCTGAAATTGATAAGTAAATGTGCTATGTAATACGTTATAGGTACTGACGTGTATATAAATTGACATATCGGCATTGTTTTCGGTTTTTTGCCCTTCACTTATAGAATTGGCAGATACAATTTGTGAAGGTGCTTGGGCGAAGCGAGGCGGACCACCTGAATCCTTAGGAATTGGTGTAGGAGCAAGGGAAATTGATTGGAATAATGCCGATGGTATATTTGGGTACCGATTCACGTGTAAAAGTTGACCTACACGATAATCACTTGCTTCTTCATTACTAGCAAACACATACCAAGGCTGATAAATTCCCTTTAAAATAGTTTTATAAATAGAAAAATTAATATTTTCAACACGCTCATATGTATCCCATTGTCTCCGTAACGTTAATAAATCGCTTTTTGTTTTGTATTTGACACCGGATAAGTCGTAAAAGTATTGTGTACGTGCGTCGACTCCAATCTGGGTTGAAAGATTCTGTAAATATGATATACTCATTTCCTTATTCACATAAACGGTTTTTAAATATCTTGTTCTTCCTCCTCAGACGATAGATCTTTACTATAATCCGTAATGCGCGTCCGCTCCCTGCGATTATAGCGAAGATGCTCCTCGTACTCTAATGCCGTTTCATAATCCATTTCATCGGGTGAACTATCTTCATGAGCGTAATCTTCATCGGTTGTTCGATGCCCCTTATAGAAGTTGCTTACAAGAGATACCTGACGACGGTTAGCCTCTTCAGTAAGGCGCTGCGCTGCCGCCTCAGCCGCCGCTTGCGCTGCCGCTGCCGCCTCGGCGTCTGCCGTCTGCTTCAGTTTCTGGGCGAAGGTAAGAACTGGCTTCTTAGATGGTGGACCGGCAGGAATATTAGTAGTGCTCCCGCCGCTCCCAAGAGTAGGAAAGGACTTGTCAGTCACGATAATAGAAGGAAGTTTATGTCCTGGCGGACTAGAGAGTCCTGGCGGACTATAGAGTCCTGACGGACTAGAGAGTCCTGGTGGACTATAGAGTCCTGACGGACTAGAGAGCGCAGACCGGGACCACGTTGCCATTTGTAAGAAAGCACAGGAGGATGTGACATTCTCACATCAACAAGACCCACCGTCAATTTTTTTACGTATCATCGAACATCATCTTTCCTTTCCCTCCTGTAATTTCAAATAGATTCCAAGCCTCGCCATAGGTCAGTAAAAATGTCTTACGACTCTTATTTCGCGGATCCATGGGTATAGGTCCAAGAACAGGATAAAGAACCGGTAGAACAGCACGAGTAAATTGTAATGTTCCTGCCGGTTGAGCGGTATCAAATCCTCCAAAGGTAATTACATAGACTGCTTGAGGTATAGGATATGTAAAATCGAGCCCTATACGAATACTTTTCCAATAGGCAGTCACTTCACGAAACACTGCGGTATCCCATTGCTTAATACGGTCTATGTTAGAAATATTCAGACGCAAAGATGTTATAAATTCCGAGCCATCGTAGGCAACTAAAACTGAGCGTTGTCCTGCCAACGTAGATGCATACGACCGGAGACCTACTAACATACGACTGACTGACCCAATCATATCAATGTTAAATGGAATTTGGACGGTTGCTAAGTATGGCGGGGAGGCGGCTGTAAATGAATTATCTTCAATAGTAAACTGCTCGTGACGGATATTTCTATAGGGGATTCGTAAAGTCTGTGATTTGAGCCATAGATTCGCATCACGAGGTAAATAAATCTGCGTTGATTCTAAATTCATTTGAATAGGAGGAATCTGTTCAAGGGGTAAAGTAACCTGCGATGTATCAATAGGACCGTTTTGTGTTGCTTGGATACGTAAGGGTTTATTTCCCCACGGCTGAGGGTTAATACGCCCGTCACTGGCAACAACGACTTCATTCAGTTTACGTAAATAAATACGAATATGAAATCGTTGTTGTTTGAGCGCTACAAGTGGCATACCAGGGTCAAATGCCGCTTGTGTACCAAGAATAGGAATTGGAACGCGTAATTCGCTTAAGGTAGCAGAGCGTCCAATAGCAAGTGGAGTTTCTACGTGCGAGCCGACTTCATCGTACATTAAAAAGACAGACCCCGTTTCAGCGGTTTGGCGTTGACGCCAGGCAAGATATTCGCCGTAATATTCATGAATCAGAACTTGGTCTTGGAAAAGTTGGATTTTATCTATCATTTGAAATCCTATAGTATTGGTGTATCCAAAGGTAACTCCACTCGCATCCGTTACAATACCGGTAAGATTTGCGGCAGCCGCAACGGGAGGTAGCCATGTAGGTAGTTGAATACGAAGGAAGAAGTACTTTGCTATATCGCCGCGATGGTCAATATCAAATTCTACCCATCGTCCCCAATCAGGCGCATTACGAGGTTGAGTTACATATATTTCTTTCGTAAAAGGAACCGAGCGCATATAGACGCTATGAAAGAATGCGACTGTGGGATTGGATGTAAAAAATATATCTTTTTTTCCTCGTGCTACAAGTTCCATCAGACCACCGGAGCGAGACGTCATTGTGAATCTCCTTAATTTATACCGAGCGATTTTAAACCAACGTATACTAGAGATGTTTCATCCATTGATGACATTATTTACTGCCTTGCTCTTTGTTGCGCTCACACCCGGTATCCTTGTTACATTACCACCAAAGGGATCGCAAATCGTTGTTGCGCTCACACACGGTGTCCTTTTTGCTCTTCTCTATGCGGCAATCCATAAGACGGTTCATCATTTTACCAAACAATACGAGGGTTTCCAGAACGAGTATGTTTTTCCGCCAGCGATAAAGAATGGTGATATTTGTAAGACGCAGACATGTATGTGTAATGGTGCGGAGATTGCAGAGGCGGGACGTTGCCAATAATCCATATATAAACTAGAATGGGAAAGACCCGTAAAGCCCGTCGTAATGCGAATCTAACTCGTCAGAATGGTACGCGCCGTCTTCTACCAAAACTCAATAATGGCAGCCAAATTGTTCGTAACTGGATGATGGGCAAATCAACGCCGCAGCAAATTGCGCGCACAAACCGTAATATTCGTATTACCTATTTGGCGAATCCAAGTATGCCCTCACACGTCCAAAAGCAGGTACGCAATGCGTTAAATCGCTTTAAAGCAACAGGGTCTGTTTATCCGTAAAAGCCGTGAAGCCACAAGCCTGGATTTAAACCAATAAAACCCTAAAACGAATAACGATGAGTTTCCCGAATATTAGCACAGGCTATGGTCTTACCGTACAACCTGTTAATCCGCCGAAGATGAGTGATTTACAATCGACGGACGACAAACTCAATATTATTCTTACGACGGTTCGCATTCCTGATGAACACATTTGGGCGAACGGTCTATTTCAAAATGTATATATTATTTACCGTATGATTGAGGTTATGGGTTATCGTCCGTGGCTCCTAGTAGACAACAATCAAAATCATAAGGATGCTACCGTACACGAGAAATTTCGTATGATTGATTTTAAGGAGTACGCAGCAAAGCCGTTTCCAATTGCCTCATATCTTGAGATGGGTATGTCGTGCGATCCAGGTATTCGACGATTCATTCGATCTATGGGTGCAAAAGTCTCAAAACTCTATCTTGGCAATATTCTCAATATTGATATTGAGACAATCACATTTATGAAGAATATAAATTTCAGTCATCACGTAGCGGGGGAGATTGATGAAATATGGGTGAGTCCACACTACGACTTTCATGCTGAGTACGCTGGTTCAATTAATGCCTTATGTGGGAAGACACGAATTGCGCCTTATGTATGGGAACCTATGTTTATTGAGAGTATGGGAGAAGTCTATACGGACAAGGGACTTGATCTTGAATCTGAACGTACATTTGTGATTATGGAGCCAAATATTAGTTTTCAAAAGAATTCGATTATTCCAATTACGGTCGCTGAAGCGTATTACCGCCAGCATCCACGTCGTGTGGGACAAGTGATTGCGATTAATGGTGAACGCCTTAAACAAAATTCTTATTATCAATCGTCGGTCTTGCCAAATATTACACTCTACAAGGACAATAAGTTACAACTGACTCCACGAGCGCATATTGTCAATCTTGTAAAGGCATTTCCGTCGGCGATTATTATTATGCATCAGGTCAATAATGAATATAATTATAGTTTCCTTGAATTTATTACAATGGGCTTCCCTGTTGTCCACAATATTAAGCGTTTTAAAGAGTACGGCTATTACTATGACGGTAATGACTTTCACATGGGCGCCCAACAAATAGATAGGATTATTAAGTATCATAATACAAATAAAGTCGCTTACGCAGCACAGGTGAAGCAACTCACCTCACACTTTTCGATTTATAATCCAAAGAACGTTGAGACTTGGAAGGAGCTGCTCTTTCAGCGCGCGGCGCCTGCGCCGGCACCCCAAGGGTCCCCTCTTGCCCCTGCCGTCGGCAAACTATAAATCGGGCATTTATAAAATGCGTCAACCATTTATAATATTACTATTTTAAAATCCCTTCGCGGAGCAACAAAATATGTGCTCCTGCGGTCCTTCCAACCAAAACGAAGGCGGTTTAAAAACCACGAGTAAGACATCTTGTAGACCATTATGAAAGTGGGAGTTACTGTAAGATTTCTTCATAGTTATTTTAGCGGGGGTATCCCCCAAGTCGCATGTTCGCTAGCAAAGACGCTTGCGGATGCGAAATATGATGTCACACTTCTATATCCAAAAGGCGAGCCGGACTGGTTTATGGACTTGAAAGGGTTAAAGGATGTTTTGCCAAAACGCAAGGCGTGGGACCCTAGTACATCCGATACATTTGATGCTCTTATTGAAGTCGTCTGGCATATGCCGGCAGAAGACCGACTCAAAGTAGCGAAGCATCGAATTCTATGGGTTAACCAGCCACCTGTATTTCACGATATTGAATCGTCCGTCTATCCTTGGAATCCCACACAGCGTTCTTTTAAGAACATTACTGCCATTATGACGTACGATTTGTATTCCGTCCAAGATGTGAACTATCTTGAATTCTTGTCAGGAGTCCAGGTTATCCAAGTGCCTTTTTTATGGAATCCTCAAGCGCTTGATATTTTTTGTAAGGAAAATACTATTCCTGAATGGAAGGAGTCGGCAAAACAGGTTGATGCTATGGTATTAAAAAATAGTACCACTCATCCCTCTGTATCTTGGTGCGCACGTATTGTTGAAAATAATTTCAGTAATACAAGCCACTGTAATATTCCGCTAAATATTCTTACACAGATACGTGTAAGAGGAGACCCTGTGCGGTTTAACGTTCATAATGGCGAGCAATTACAGTCAAGCGAGTTTTTTAAGACAAATATTATTAAAAATTTACTGGTGCCTGATATTAGTGGTTCGATTTTACCACGTATACGACTACCAGATTTACGAATGGAGAAAGCATTTATTATTGCTCACCAGCGATTTCGTCCTCTCAAACTATTTTTGCTCGATGCTCTCTATCTTGGTATTCCTCTTATCCACAACTGTGAACTTCTAACAGAGCTTGGCGCTCCTTATGGATATAAACTCAATCAGATTCTGGATGCGACTGCCATGTGGGGGCAACTCAAAGATGATTATAAAAAGGGAGCGCGTCTATTTGACCCAGCTGCGCATAGTGCATTTAATCTAAAACTTGTCAAGCGCTTTTCACCGGTTGCATTATCATCGGATTATAATGATTGTTTAAAACGCGCAATGGCTCCTGTAAAAATTCCGCTTCAGCCTTCGAGTCCGTCAGTATCTAAGAAAGAGTTGCGCGTACATTTCTGTGAACTATGGAGTGAATTTGTACCGAAGTATAACTTTTTTATGTATTTGCTGTCGTGGATTGGCGTTACAAACAATATTTCCGTTGTTTTGGATAGCAAACATCCTAATCTTGTTATTTATGGACCACTTAGCAAGGGACAGGAAAAGGCGTATCCTGGTGTGAGTAAAGTATGGTTTACAGGTGAAAATACTCCGCCACCAAAAGATTCTGATATTGTATTAAGCCTTGGATTTCAGTATAGTACATCGTCGAACTATATCCGTCTGCCTTTATGGATGATTGAAATCAATTGGTTTGGCGGCGATCCGGCAAAGATTGTCAACCCGCGTCCTGTCTCGCTTCAAGCGGCGACAACGGTTGACCCTGACGTTATCAACAATAAGAGTAAATTCTGCGCCTTTGTAGCGACAAATCCAAACAATAATAATCGTAATGCATCCTTTCAGGTGCTAAATGGATGGCGCAAGGTTGATTCGGCGGGACGTCTATTTTGTAATCGTCCTGAGGGTCCTATTCCGGCGGGTCTAGGTGGCGGTGGTGGAGAGTTAGCAAAGGTTGAATTTTATAAGGATTATAAGTTTGCGATTACGTATGAAAATTCGGCAGGTCCTGGTTATACGACTGAGAAACTCTTCCATGCAAAGGTGGCGGGCGCGGTTCCTATTTATTGGGGTGATTCGTTTATTGACCGCGATTTTGATTCGGCTGGATTTATCAATGCCAATCAAATTAGTAAGCCTGAGGACCTTATTCAGGCGGTGAAAAAGGTTGACGATGATGCAGATTTATGGCGCAAGATGGCATCGTTGCCGGCTCTTTCTTCTAATAGCAAACTACGGTGTGAAGAGACAATGGAACACGTAGGTAAGCGTATTTTTAAACTTATTTTAGATAAAGATGTAACTGTCGATTCTTGGGCTAAAGCAGAGAGTTTTGGTAAAATGTATGAAACAATGAATTACTCAGAGTTATATGCGTCTTACCCTACAATTCCGAAGCCGCAGCCTTTACAGTCACCTCTCTACCAGACGCCGACCCAGTCGATCCAGCAGCAGCCTCAGCAGCCAGCAGTCGCTCAATCATCGTCTCGCCTATTTATAACCGCGGCATCTGCGCGGTATATTGAGGCAGCGCTCAATCTTGTAGCTTACATAAAGTCGTACGAGCCAGATATTCCGCGAGTCGTATATGTATGGCGTGATGTTACAGAGGAGCATTATAAACTACTTACAGATAACGGTGTGACAGAGATTCGGCGGTTTCCAGAGGAGCACGGACCTTGGCAAGACTTTTGGAATCCGCAACATTTTGCCTGGAAACTATGGGCTCAAGTTGATGCGGCACTTAAGGTTGCGGCAGGGACGCTTATACTCTATTTAGATGCAGGCGTCGCACTTGCTTCTCCTATTACTTCGGTATGGTCGACCATTCAGGAGAATGATATCTTTATCTTAGATGATGGCGAGCAGACGAATGAACGCTGGTGTCATCCAACCTTTTGTAAGGAACTTCAGGTCACCTCTGAAGAACTCAAAGCGAATCAGATTTGGGCGGGTTGTATTGGATATAAGGCAGGTGGAAAATATATGAATTCCGTTCATCGCCAAGCACTTGGGCTTGCAGAGGATAAGCCTGAGATTATTGTCGGTGAGAAGTGGAGTCCATATTCCGAGGTCTGCCTAGGTCATCGTCACGACCAGTCCATCCTCAGTATTCTTACCCAGCGTGCTGGTGCGCCTCGTATGCCTCTCAAGGATTTCTACTGTGACCGTGCTATGCGTACAGCACAGCAGTGGGGCACTCCATTTTACGTTCATCGTGGAAACTTTAAGGATATTGCCCCTTTTACCGATGGTATTGGTGAGGCGTATGTTATTAATCTTGAACGTCGTAAGGACCGACTCGAGAAGTTCAAGGAGACACATAAAAATATTAAGGATCGTGTATACTTAATGAAGGCGACGGATGGTCGTACACTGACCTTGACGCCTGAACTCGCACATTGTTTCCGTAATAATGATTTTAACTGGAAGAAGTCGGTTATGGGTTGCGCGCTTTCTCATTTGACATTGTGGGAAAAGCTCGCAAACGATAAACTCGCAAAGTCGTATCTCATTATGGAAGATGATGTTGTTCTGTTTGACCGTTGGATTCTAAGGTGGATGACTGCGGCGAAGCATATTCCTGCCGATGCTGATGTTATCTATCTGGGTGGTATTCTTCCACCGAACAAGGCAGGATTCCCCCAAGTGGCTGAGAAGGTGAATGAATACTTTGGTAGAGTCGCACCAAACACTCTCTACTCAAGCACTCCTCGTCGCTATTTTCATTTCTGTAACTATGCATATGTACTTACACAGAGCGGTGCTCGTAAACTGATTACACTTGTAAAGGAGAAGGGTATTTTTACAAGTGGCGATCATATGATTGTCAATCACGGTGATAATCTCCTTAATATTTATTTTACGACACCGTTACTTGCCACGTGTTTTCAGGAGAACGACCCTGTATATCAGAAATCCGATTTTAATAACTTTAATCGCGTAGATAACTTTGACAGTGACCTATGGAATAATACAGAGTGCTTTTCTAAGGAAGAGGTCTTTTCGGTTATTACCAAGAATATTCAGTCGCAGACCTATAATGTAGTTGACAATTCTACCCCTGCGCCCGCACCCGCACCTGCCCCTGCTACCGCAGATTTCTCTCTAGTGTGGAATCGACTTCTACAAGCTACAATTCTGAAAAATGAAGCAGAGTTCAAGCCTGCCCTAGATGCTATGCTTTCGTCATGGTCTCCAGTGAATTTTGATGCTACAAAGACATATCATGGAATGTTCGAACAACTTATCGTGTCCGAGAATGAGATGTTTATGAAATACAAGGCAGATATTTACACAAATCTCAAGCGCAGGTTCGATCTATCAAATACAGCAGTATGGGGTAAGATTGTTGGAAAGCTAGGTGTAGCCCAGTCGCTAACGCAGTCCGCTACAGATACTATTTCTGTTTTTTACCTTAAGACAATTAATATAAACGCACTTCTAGAAAATGATTGGCTAAATGCCGTCTTTCCAAAGCCTATTCGATGGCTCCCTCTCCACTCGTTTGATGAACTTGTAAATACACCAAATCCTATTTTACTTTTTCTGAATATTCCAGGTGAGTCAGGACTTGATTATATTTACAATGGATTTGCCAGTGGTCTCGAGAAGATAGGTAGACAAATGACAATTCTCCATTTGGGTGATGAGTTTGGCAAAGATCCTGTTGAATATTATACATCACCGGCAGTCAAGCATATTATTCGCAATTATGTCCGTCCAAATCTACCGACTAAGAAGGTAACTTTCCTCCCTCTTGGATATGCGAATGGTCGCACCTCTGTTGGTAAAACACCGGCATTTGCGGAGCGTCAGTATCTATGGTCGTTTGCCGGATCTATGGACCGTCCAGGACGCAGCATGGCGATTCATAGTCTGGAGCGCACAGGCAATTTCAAGCTTGCGGACCGTCCAACATGGAGTGCTCCAGCAAAACTGAATGCGAACGAATACAATACGTTAAATCAGCAGACAAAGTTTGTACCGTGTTTCAGTGGTTTTGCTTCTTTGGAGTCGTTTCGCCTTTATGAAGCGTTAGAGCAGGGTGCGATTCCTGTTTATGTACCTGAGGGAAAGGATACGTATGTAGATATTCTTGGCAAGCATCCTATTTTATCATTTCCTTCGTGGGATAAGGCAGCAGAAATTCTACCAGTATTAGCACAGAATGCTTCTGTAATGGAGGATCATCGCCAAATTCTAGCGACGTGGTGGCAAGCAAAAAAGGCAGAGGTCAAGGATACTATTAAGTCAGTTCTTAACTAACCCCAGCAGCCACAACGTCCACTTTGTGCTGATAACTTATTCCATTCATCAATTGTATACTGACTTCCCATAGAAAGATTACAACGAGCGCAAATAGCATTTAGATTTTTGATATCTAAACTACCGCCTTTTGCTTCCGGTTTATTATGACCGACGTGAAAATCAAATACATTTATCCGGTTTTTACACCAAGATATGGTACATTTTGCCTCATATTTGGTACCTACGGATACAAGCCATACCTGTTCGCGCAAAGCCCGCGGAATTTTTGCCTTCCTTTCGACCGCCGCGGATGACATATAAAGACTTTTACATAGACTATCATAAGACGCTAAATGTCAAATTTTACAAATCTAGAATCCCTTCTAGCGAAGCTACCGAATGCTGCTCCTACCCAAAAACGAGTAAAATTTATGCTTGTTGGTACACATACAAACCAGACAACTGGCTACAGCAAGGTTACGCATAATATAATTCATGAACTTGCCAAGTATCCTTGGTTGGATATCTATCATTTTGCCTTCCAAAACTTTGTGAAAGTCCAGCAAGCGAATCGTATGTATCCACCAAATGTAAACGTATACGACCCTTTTCCACACGAGAAGGACCAGTCAGAGCAGGGATTTGGATTCAGTCAATTACCAGATTATGTTCGTCAAGTGAAACCCGACTACATAATGATTTATAATGATGCAAGTATTATTTGCCGTTTTTTGGATAAATTAGAGGAACAAGTCAAACCAGAAGAACGGACATATAAACTTATCATCTATTTTGACCAAGTGTATAAGATACAACGTCCAGAACTTCTGGACCGTATCAACAAAGATGCCGATATGTATTTTGCCTTTACAGACTATTGGCGAACTATTCTACAACAGCAGGGTATCACAAAACCGATTCATATCTTGCGCCACGGATTTGAGCCAAATGTCTTTAAGCCCCTTAATCGCGACGCTATGCGTAAAAAGCACAATATTCCTCAACATCTATTTCTTTTTCTAAACTTGAATCGTAATACTCCGCGAAAGCGACACGATATTGTCATACAAGCCTTCGCTCAATTAGTGGCAAAGTACCCTACGAAGCATTTGGCTCTGTTAGAAGTATGTGATGCAGGACAATTGGGAGGCTTTGCAATTAGGGAGATTTATATACGCGAACTTGTTCGCCTTGGGATGGTCCCTCAGCATCACCAGCATAAATTAATGGTAACCGAACATTCTATGGCATGGGACGATACTGTTATTAATGAACTCTACTCTATGAGCGATGTTGGAATTACAGCCGCTGACGGGGAAGGTTTTGGTCTCTGCCAGTTTGAGGCAATGGGTGTCGGTATTCCTCAGGTTGTTCCGTATATTGGGGGATTCTGCGATTTCTGTATTCCTAACCAGAATGCGATGTGTGTCCTGCCTAAGTATGAACTCTATATACCGCTCTCGATGAGTATTATTGGTGGAAAAAGCGAGATTGTCGACGCAACGGACTTAGCAATCGCTGCCGAAGAGTATTTGCTCGATTCGGACCTCAGAGAGGCACACGGTCGAGCGGCACGGGAGACAGTTTTAAAATACAACTGGGCGGACGAGGTCAAGAATCTCGCAGATGTACTTAAGTCGTAAAATTACACATCTTAGCAAAATACTTTTCTAAGGGGCTATGACCGTCCTCAAAGGTGAATAAATAGATGGCGATAAAACTGAAGACTATACCAAGCGCTTTACGGAAGCCTATTTGTTCGCCGAGGATGAATATTCCTACAAACGTCACTATAATATCACTTGTAAGGTTCCATAAGATATTCATTACCGTCATCGATTCAAACTTCAATGACTGTAAGAAAATAAAAGGTTGTATGGCGTAGATAAGGGCTGCGATAGGCATAAATGAAAAACTTACCGCCTTTGTCGATATTTGTTTCAGTAAACCGAGTCCTATTGAGTCTATAATTGCCATAACGGTTGCGAATCCGAGGGGTATTAAATGGGCTGTTGTCATTCTTCCTATTTGAGACAACTAATTTTGTGTATCGTCTAGCATTTGGAGCCGTTCTTTGGCGACTTCGTAGACACGTGTTGCTACCTCGCAGGATGCCAGTTTATTGCCAAGAGAGGTAAAGTACGGGCGACCTGTTTGGATTTCGGCGAGCTGGCATGCCGAGGAAAGTTGGACAATACGGAGTCGCAATGCTTCAATCTCCTCGTGAATAATATACCCATAATAACCGGCTCCGAAAAGAAATCCGATATTGAGCGCATAGAGTAAATAGTCCATGTTTACTTTATTTAAAAAGCCACATTGTAGTATCAAATTTTTAACCTAGATTGCCGCCATAGTTGGATACCGGCGTCGAAACGCCCAGTGAAGCGCGGACTTTACAAAGAAGTCCAGAACTCTTAGAGCAAGTTCAAGCGTAATTCCCGCATATAGAAATGCGGCAAATAGATTGTAATAGATATAATATCCGAATGTTAGACACGCAAAGACTGTATAAATAATCCATGTATTTTCAAGACCGTTGTCCTCGTTTAAGATCATATTAATAAGAATACTATCAGACATAGTAGAATGGCTGTCGCCTTGTTTACAGGCACCAATGGCATCACCGGCGAGGTCAATTTTTCACCAACTCCTACAGGCACAAAAGTACACGCAAATTTCACCGAACTCCCGAAAGGTCTTCATGGATTCCATATTCATAAGGCGGGTGATATGAGAGGCGAGGGTTGTAAGGCAGCATGCGACCACTTTCATCTAGGACCCAAAAAATCCCACGGGGGTCCACCAACTAACAGTGTTAAAGACCGTCATACTGGCGATTTAGGTAATCTGAAGGGACCCAGCGATGAAGTAACTTATATTCTGAAAGGTGTCACTCTTGAAGACTTATGGGGGCGCTCAGTAATTATTCACGAAGATGAGGACGACTTAGGAAGTGGACCGTTTGAAGATAGTGTGACAACAGGACATTCAGGTAAGCGCATCGGTTGCGCAATTATTGGGCGAGTTGAGACTCCAGCCTGTAACGGTACTACACCCGCCAAGACCCGTAAAGTCCGTCGTCACAAGCGGCAGAACAGCGTCCCATAAACCCTTGATAAGCGAAAGAAAGGGATACGCTACTAGATCGTAAGGCGGGACATTGCGCCATACATAGCGACCATCGCACGGTTCAGCACGAACCTTCTGAATTGCCTTATTCATCGTGGTAAGTCCGGCACGCATTGGCTCTATGAGCCGAGCTCCCACAATCCCAGAGCACCGCGCCTCTACCGAAAGAATCATATAGTTAAAGAGCCATGTCGCCAGGCAGTCAATGCGCCAGACCCGCTCGTCCGCAACACCTGTTTTGAGCCAGTCGCCGCGGTCTACTGCTACACGCAACGGTATATCACGTAGTTTCTTCATAAGAGACTGTACGTGAAGTACCTCCAAAACAAACTTGAACCGCAAGTACCCAATTGCCGCCAACACAAAGTCCTCATCCGTCTGCAACCCCTTAACAATATCTGCCACGGATCCCGCTGCATCCGCACCCAGCCGACACACATAATACTTTGTTAGAAACTCAGGCAAGTGATAAGATCCAAAGAGCAACTCCTTCAACTCTTCATCCGTAGTATGGTCGCAGTTATCATGGGGGAAGACGAATTCAGTATGTCTATTAAGTGTATAAAAATCAGGGGAGAGCATTACAAACAGAAAGATTGACAACGGTTTCTTCAAATTTTTCGCTTATTCATATAAATAGAATGGGATCTACTACTTCAATACCTATTTCACAGTCTTCGGTTGTAAATACAAATCCAATATTATGTAAACATACAAACTGTAATAATCGTGTAGGATTCGGTAAGATGTATTGTACGATACATGATACAAATACAGGTCAACCAAAAGAGGAAAAAATAGAGGACGATTGTATTGTATGTTGCTGTGGTTGTTGTATGTCAATGTGTATATAATAAAAAAATTGAACGTGCCCGTAGGGCTTTTTAAATTCTTACCTCCGCTACCCTAGTATGTTGCCCTGTCAGACTTGTAAAGTTATTCGAGGACAAAACGTCCAACATGATAATTGTCCTATTAAAGATATGATTACTTGCCGTCGATGCCTCCAAACCGGTCATATGACTGAGATGTGTAAGACAGATTGGTCGCATTGGGAACGCCCGACTACAATGGAGGATCTTATTCCGCTTCATATTCGTAATCGTTATAAGATAACATCCGCAACTCCATTGACATTTAAACATCCACGAGGTCCTTTGACGACACATGAACTTCATGCAGTAAATGATATTATTATTCCTGACGACCACGATAAAATTGCTGAACTTGCAAAGTCGTTAAATATTACTCCCGCAAAACTTACAAACACGCAACGACCTGGTGGGCGTTATTCCACAGAGGAATATGTGACCGCGATTGAAAAGTGGGGACGAGATACGGGTCGTCGTATTGTTCAAAATAAAGAGATGCGAAAGAAAACAAAAAATACAAATATAGTATAGATGGCAAAAAGACGCAGTCATACCCGTAAATCTAGACGTACAAACGTAATTCCAAATAACGCGATTGTCAACGTCCAGCAGGATCCGTATTCATCCCGTTTTTTAACAGATGGAAAGACTGCTAAATATCTTATTAAAAATGCTGGACCGACCTATCTTGGAGGACGCAGAACCCGCCGACGCACTTGAAAAAATTGAAACTCAGTAGGATGCTTTGTACGTATTTGACTGCGTACAAAACATTTATACACTTTCCTCCTCCAACATAAATAATGTCCTCCGTAATCCCCTCCTTTCCCACCCTGTACGGCAAGGCGTCTACAGGTAAAATCAAGATGTGGTCTATCAAAGTTGAGGACCAGAGTGGCGTCGGTGCGATTACGACCACCCACGGCTACCTGGATGGCAAACTCCAGACAAACACTCGCCTTGTCACTGTGGGTAAGAACATTGGCAAGAAGAATGAGACAACGCCCGTCCAGCAGGCGGTCAATGAGGCGCAGAGCGACTGGAAGAAGAAGACCGAGGCGGGCGGTATGACGGAGAAGAAGCCTGAAATGGGCGAAAAGGCGGGTGACTCCGACAAGGAGAGCGTCAAGTCCGTTAAGCCAAGCGCCGAGAAGAACGCCAAGGCGGCAACAGACGCAGGCGGCGTTCCGCACCCGATGCTTGCCCACGACTACAACAAGCGTGGCAAGGACATCAAGTTTCCGTGCTACGCACAGCGCAAGTTGGACGGTGTACGCTGCCTTGCTATCTCGGGCAAGGGTCTCTTCTCGCGCACGGGCAAGGCTTTCCCGCACATGGACCACATTCGCGCTGAGATCAACAGTCTGCCGAAGGGTCCTTTGGTCCCCAACGGGGTCACGATTCTGGACGGCGAGCTCTATAGTGACACGCTCAACTTTCAGGAGATTGTAGGGCTTGTCAAGAAGGAGACGCTCAAGCCGGCAGACGCTCCAAAAATGACGCAGATTTACCTCTGTGTCTACGACACGGTCATGGACGGCACAAACGAAACGCGTAATGCCTACCTGACCGACCTTTTCAAGAAGAACAAGTTCACCGCGCTCAAGCTCCTGCCGACCGACATCGCTAACAATCTGGACGACGTCAAAAAGCTCCACGCCGAGTATGTTGCCGACGGCTATGAGGGACTCATCCTACGCAACAAGGCGGGACTCTACAAGGTGGGACATCGCTCTGCCGACCTCCAGAAGTACAAGGAGTTCAAGGACGATGAGTACAAGATTGTGGGCTTCAAGGAGGGTGACGGCATCGAGAAGGGCTGTGTTATCTGGACCTGCGAAACTAAGGACCACAAGACATTCAGCGTCCGCCCTAGGGGCACACACGAGGAGCGTCAGGAAGCGTTTAAGACGGCGTCCAAGGCGGTCGGCAAGAAGCTGACGGTGCGCTTTCAGGAGCTCACGGAGGATGGCATCCCGCGCTTCCCAGTGGGGCTCGCCATCCGCGACTATGAGTAGACAAAACCAAAAACCAAAAAAAACTATATAAATAGGGAAGGTATGCCGAATACCTTTGAATTGAAAATTGCGCAACCAGATCCACATGCATATATGGTAGCGAATGAAGCAACCGGCTCCCGCTTTCCTAATATTAGTAATGAACTCAGTAAATTCTCCACTCTATACCGATTTTTAGATAAGCACAGGAATGTATCTCCTGCAACGCTTGCTCGAAATGTTACAGAGAATGGTAAGCCTATTTTTTCGCAGATGGATATGCCAGTAATTATGAACCTTGTTAATTTACGACATAATACAATACCAAATATCCACCACTCCGTACAACATGGAGGAGATAAATCAACCCCACCACCCATTACCCTACGTGACCCAACCAAACCAGGTTATAATCCTAAAGATGATATGTTTGGTGCAACACAGCGTCCTGGATATCAGGAGCCACCCCACCAAGTAGAATTTTGGGAAAAGGTCTTTCATTCACTTTATAAATCTTATGAAAAATCCCCCTTTTATCTCCATTTTTCCGAAAAATGGGACGGTATATGGTGGTATTTCTATCTTATGTATAATTTGGAACACATGGACTTATTTGGACCGTATATAAGTATGGCACTGGATACATTAACAACAAATATTCCTGCTATAGGCGAGGGAATTGAAGTGATAATGCATTATGGTGCAGGATTTGTAGGAGGTATTCTTACAGCTGGTTTAGCAGCGGGTCCGGCAGCGGAAACAGGTACAATCATTGCTGATATCATAACAGCCTATATGGCGTTCGTTGGTGCGATTATAAGTATATCACGAAAACGAACCGGTGATGCCTTCAAACTAATTCTTGTCGCGATTCCGTTTGATATTGGCGCGACTTTGAATATGTTCGCCAATGGAATAGAAAAACAGTATTCACGTTATCTTGTAAACCGCGAACGTATTATTAATACATTCAAGCCCCTGCCGACTCTACAAACGTGGCTAGATTATTATGTACCCGAAGTTGGTGAAGATAAAGGACCCCCGCCGCCACCTATTACGGCAGAAGCAATTAAAGAGGACCTTGCCAATACAGTAATGGAGAAAACTGGTGCAAACAAAGCCTTAGCAAAACTCAACGCTATCAAAGTGGATCCCTTGGGTGCTGCAGCAAAAGCGTCAGGGGCAAATAAGGCAATAGCAAACACACACAACAAAATCAAGGCAGCAACGACCCTGCCGCCTATGCCCGAATTGCCTACTGTGCCAGCAATGCCTTCATTGCCATCAAATACTACACGAGCCGCCTTTGCCCCGACACCTATAAGAAAACGCGGCGGTGGTGGCAAAACACGTAAGTACAGACGGCGAATATATAAACGCCATAGACGTAGACACACTAGACGGTGATGAACTACTGTTATCTGCTTTACATTCCTGGAACCAATAGAACATATATTGGTGCTACGAATGACCCAGCACATCGCCTGAAGCAGCATAATGGCGAACTTGCCGGCGGCGCTAAGGCAACCAAGGGCAAGCAATGGACGCAGGCGCTCTATGTATCAGGCTTTCCCGACTGGTCGAATACATTACAATTTGAGTGGGCGTGGAAGCGCCATGCTCGTAATCAGCCAGGTCTCAACGGCAAACTTGTTGGACTTAGAAAGCTTGTTGCCAGCCCACGTGCCACCACAACCGCCACCCCCTACGCCTACTGGGCGCAGCCCGTCACGTTTCATATGACTGACGCCCAGCGCGACACCCTTCAAAAAATTGATACAGCCAGTTTCTTGTTTGAAACCCAGCATATCCCTAGTATGTCAACGTCTCCTCAAACTCTAGAATCACTCACGGCGCAGGTTACGGATATGGCGACAGAGCTTGCCCTGGTACAGAAGCGTCTTACGGACGCACTAGGAAAGCTGGAGCCAAAGGCTGCCAAGCCTACAAAGAAGGCGACTGCTGCCGCGACTGCTGCTCCAGCGCATGTAAAGGAAAAGAAGCCTCTCACCGGCTATATGCGTTTCTGCGACGAGGAGCGTAAGGCAAACCCTACGCAGAAGCTACAAACCAGGAACCTAGCAGAACAGTGGAGGGCGCTCACGGACGCACAGAAGGCGATTTACAAGGTGTAGAGATAGGCATTTAAAAATTTTTGTTTTTTTAATTTTTGGTTGACATTATGCCGTCGAAAAGACGGACTTACCGTTTGTCATCTGTGACGCCCGCAGATTTGTCGCCGTTTTTGGCAGGTCTCCGCAGAGCACCAGCCCTAGCTCGTCAGGCACCAGCGCCGTGACTGGCACATACAGCGTCGGCTTCTGGTCGCCGAAAACGTAGCCACACATTCGCCCCACCAGCCCCTGGACGAGTGCGTCAGTCTTGGACTTGCTGGCGCCCTCCCACACAAAGCCCACGTGCTGCTTGGGTACTACCTTGCCCGCCCGCAGCCGCCCCCGCACGATGACTACGGTGGTCGCAGCAGGTGCGTCCTCCAGACAGCCGATTTTGCGTCCACTGCGAGCGAAGCGCTTCTGCTCTGCGCGCGTCACAGCAATCTCCGTCTTCTCACCCGTGTAGAGCAGCACAGGGAAGCCACGCGCACGGCATATGGACCGCAGCACCGCCTCATTCTCCCTGTTTGCCTCACTGCGGTTCAGGCGCAACAGCACATACTTAGAACCCACGTCCAGCAGCAGCGACTCAAAGCGCTCAGGTGCCTTGGCAATAGGGAATGTCGGCAGTAGCGCGCCGTCCCGCTCATACTCGGCAAGTCCGTAATAGCCCATACCTGGCTCCAGCTCCTCCACATGCTTGGGAAAGAGCGTCTCCTCCTCGCGCAGCGCAGCGATCTCGGAGTACGGGGTGGCGTCCACTGAGAGCAGGTAGGCGTTCTTCTCCTCCAGCGTCTTGGGGTTGCCGTCTAGGAAGATGCCGTACGTGGCAAGGAAGAGGTGGAGCTGCTGCCCCTTTGTCTGGACCATATGCGACTCGTCCACAATGATGAGTGCATTGACGACGTCCAGCTTGGCGTGCTTGAAGTCCTGGTGGAAGATGACCTCAATGAGCCCAGCGTCGTAGTAGTCACCGTTCGCCGCCCGCGTGTCCTCTACTGCCTGCTTCTTCAGCTCCGTCTCAGAGCTGCCACAGAGGATATATGCGTGCGTCACGTCGGCGGCGTCCAGCATCTGCCGAATAAGGCTCTGGAATGTGCCGGTCTTGCCTGACTGGCATTTTGCGGCAAGAAGGGCACAGAGCGTGCCAGAAAGGAAGGAGTCACGGATGCGCGTGGCGGAGAGCATCTGATTCGTGTGAAACATATTGCGTGATAAGAAAGCAGGTCTTTTCCTATCACCCGCGAGCCATATCAATTTTTTCATACGTCCTGTCATATGAAAAAATTGATTAAGAAATCGTCCCACCGTCCAGCTTTTGCCCCCGCCGACATCATCCCTCTTCCAACTCTTCGTTGTAAGCTTTCCTTCCTCCAAAATGTCTTCCTCCAAGCCCACCCTTGCTTCCATCCAGACTCAGATCACTGAGCTCCAGACGCAGTTCGCCGCGCTTGTTGCGCGCGTGGACGCGTTGTCAACTGCGGCGCCTGCCGCCGACGCTGCCCCTGCTGCGAAGGGCAAGCGCGTCAAGAAGGAGCGTGACCCTGACGCTCCCAAGCGCCCGCTGAGCTCGTATCTCGTCTTCTGTGCGGCAGAGCGCGCTAAGACTCCTGACGTCAAGATCAAGGTCGCCGAGCTGAGTGAGCGCTGGAACGCCCTGTCTGACACACAGAAGGCGGCGTTCAAGCCTGCTGCTGCGAGCGACGCTGAGTGACCGCGCACAACTCGCTAAAATGGATATTTCACAAAAACCCAACAAAACCAACAAAAACTCATAAAACACAAAACAAAACAAAACAAATTTTTGTTTGCGTGGTTCAATTTTTTCATATGAGTCTACAGTGTAAAAATACCGTGGTTGTTGAGTATTTTTACGTTGAAGGAAAAGCAGCTTAGTCCAGCAAGTCGGCGTACTGGGCTTCAAACGCGCGGCGCACACGCTTGCGTAAGGGGGCACCGAGCTCGGCGCGCACCTGGTCTTCGATAGCGCGGCACTTCTTCACTGCTGACTCAGCAGTTTTGTTTGTAATCTCAGCACAGGCGTCGCAGACAAGGATCACTGTATTGCGTGGGTGGAAAGACCCCTGGCAGCGCCAGCAGGAAATGGAGGGAAAAGGGGAGGACATTCTTTGCGTATTGCTTAGAAAGGGCTGTATGTGTGGCAATTATTACACTGAGTAAAACAGACTCAATCAATTTTTTCATATGCTTTAATATCTGAAAAAATTGAAGTACATTTAAAAATTTTTTTTGTTTTTTTTGAGTTTTTTGTATTTTTTTATTTTGTTTTTGGGTGTTTTGTGGCGCTATCACTCGGCATCACTGGTGTCGTCGCCGTCGTCGCTACTCTCGGCGTCGCTGGCAGGAGGCGTCTTGTACTCTGCCTGCTGCTCGGCAGAGAGTGCCTTCCACTCCTCGCCCAGCTGCTTGGCAGTGAGTTTTGTGTCAGGCGTCTCACCGCGCCGCTTCGCCTGGAAGCGCATAAACGGGTTGAGCGCGCGCTTGGGTCCCTTAGTCTCTGAAGGAGACTTTGCGCTCTTAGCAGGCGCAGCAGCAGGCGCGGCAGCAGCAGGCTTAAATGACGCCTTCTGCGCGTCAGACAGCGCACGCCAGCGCTCGCCGAGCTCAGTCAGCGACAGCTTCAGCTCAGGCGTCTTTGCGCGCTCTGCCGCGCAGAAGAGCACGTACGCACCAGCAGGGCGCTTGGGTGCGTCAGGGTCACGCGGCTTCTTCTGCTTCTTCTGCTTCTCAGGAGTAGCAGGCGCAGCAGCAGCAGCGTGGGCGTCCAGGCGCGTGAGGAGCGCCGCGAACTGGGAGGTCAGCTCGGTGACCTGGGTCTGGAGGGAGGCAAGAGTGGTCTTAGACATCTTGTAAGGAGGAAGGGAAGACTTTCAACAGGTGTGTTGTAAGTATGTGTTGGCGGGGGCAAAAGTTGATACTGGGACAATATGTCATATCAATTTTTTCATATCACCACCCCATATGAAAAAATTGATATGATTTGCCAGTCAGAGCACAACAATTGGCTTCCCTCACACACCCCTCTTCTTCGCAAAACTCGCGCAGAATGTCCCTTATTCCCTCCCTCCCTCCCCACATCCACTCTACTTCGCCACCCCTCCACGACGACGAAATGCGCCAGGTTGAAATGTACCTGGCAGACCAGCAGGCAATTGACGAAGCAGAATACGGGCGCCTACAGGAGTATCTCGCCGCTCATTATGCTCCTATTGTCCCTGCTGCTGCTCCTGATGCTGTTGCTGCGCTCTCACAGAGCATGCGCGTTCTTGCTGTTCTTCCTGAGGAGGAAGAGGAGGAGATAGATACGCACAGCTGCGCTGATAGCGAATGCCAGGGCGAGCACATGCACGCAGTAGACGATGACTACTACGAGTGCGGTCACAGGTCGCCTGATGCCCACCTGTATGATATGTACGGCTGTATTGCCACTGAGCCCTACTGCCCTGCTACTCCACCCTATGACTGATTAAACAGCAACACCGCCATTAATAATCCACAAACCCAAAAACAAAAATTTTTAGTTACATAATAAACATATGAAAAAATTGAACTTACATTGAAAAATTTTTTTTTGTTTTTTTGTGTTTTATGTGTTTTTATGGATTTTGTGGTTTTTAGGAGAAGCACTTTTCAAACCGTGCTTTAGCTGCTCTTGTAGCCAGACTTTGCGTCGTCGCTCAGGGCGTTCCAGCGCGCGCTGAGGTCAACTGCCTTGAGCTTGACGTCAGGCGTCTTAGCGCGCTCCTGCTGTGAGAAGAGCAGAAAGCCAGAAAGCGGCTTCTTGGGCGCGTCAGGGTTGCGCTCCTTCTTCGCCTTAGGCGTCTTGGGCGTCTTGGGCGTTTTGGGCGCCTTAGGCTCCTTAGGCGTAGCAGGCACGCTCTTGTACGCGGCGCGCGCCTCAGGCGTGAGGAGCTTCCACATCTCGCCGAGGTCAGACGCCTTGAGCTTTGAGTCAGCAGGCGCCTTAGCACGCTCAGACATGCAGAAGACAATGTACGGCGTCAGCATACGCGGCTTCGTAGGGTCGCTCGGCGCGCGCTCCTTCTTTGCGCGCTTGGGCTTTGCCTCGCTAGCAGCAGTCAGCTGGGCAATCTTGGCGTCACGCTCGGCGAGCGCCGTCTTGAGGTTCGTAATCTCGGTCTGGAGGACGGACTTGGAGGACATTTGGAAAGGAAGAACTTACAACGAAGAGTTGGAAGGGAAGGATGTTCGGCGGGGCAAAAGTCAGCCACCAGGTCGACAATTTCATCAATTTTTTCATACGCCCACCCATATGAAAAAATTGACAACTTTTGTCAGCGTCAGCATATCAAACAGCCCCAAACTCATTGAAGAACATATCGCCTTTCTTCTCTCTTCCCTCCTTTCCCTCCTTTCCTCCTGTCACTATGTCCGCCGACACTGAGACACCCCTCTTTAACGAGCTGTACGCTCGTATGAACGATCCCTCTTTCTCGTGGGGCGACGAGGCGCTGCTGAATCCGCCTGTGCCTGCGCCTCTGCCTACGCTGAGTGAGCTGGGCTGCCTGCCCCTGCCTGACCCTGACGCTGGCTGGGACTGCCCTGAGCTGGTCCTGCGTAAGGACATCTGGGAGCACTTCCCTGTCACGCTTATTCCGTTGGGTAAGGACGCTGGCGGCGCTGAGCGCCACTCCGTCCAGTGGCACCGCGTCAAGCTGGCGCAGTCGCGCACCTCCTCTGACTTTGACGAGGACATTGCGACGATTGAGCGCCGCCTGCTGAAAGCGCTCGATTCATCGTCCAAGTGGGATGTCTTGCCTGCCGAGCAGCGTGGCTATGTCACAATTGTGCCTGAGACGCCGCAGACAGGCGAGATCGCCGCACGGCGCGAGATTTGTATCCTGCGCATGAATTTCGTGCCTGAAGCATCTCCTGTCGCTACACCTGTAGACGGGGAGTGGCAGCAGGTCGGCGCTGCGCCGCCCACAGCAGGTCCTAAGCCCGAGCTGAAGCGTCTGAACGACATCAAGACGCACTTCCACGCCTGCTGGTCGAACAAGACCACTGGCAACCCTAACGTCCACGCGATCATGGTCCACACCAAGAACGCGCAGGCAGCGGGGCTGGATGTGAAGCAGCACGGCGCGGACCTGCTGGAGGCGCTCAAGCAGTCGTCGTCCTGGCGCGTCCTGCCTGCGCTCAATAAGGGCGAGATCTGCCGCATTGAGCTCCCCTAAACATAAACATAAAACAAACAAAAAAAACATAAAAACACAAAACAAACAAAAATTTTTATTTGTTTTTGGTTTTCTTGGCAGCAGTCGCAACAACCTGGCGCACATGCTGGGAGGAGTAGGGAGTACGCACACGCTTCTCTTTTGCCTTGTCAGACTTTTTGCGGCGAATGGAAGATGACTCGTCCATCTGTATAGTGTTAAGAAATAGAAGAAGGCAATATTACCCCCTTCTCATATATTTCTTTCAATTTTTTTATACCACTGCGTTACCCGAACATTGATTTAAACATTTATCTTTTTAAAGCAATATATGGACGGTTATTCACACGTATTTAACCGTGCTAGTCAACAATTCGAGCAGTCAAATGATAAGAATAAGGTATTAGAGTCTTTTCGCTCAGAGAAAATGATCTTTGGATTTCTAGAAAATGACGATCAACCGCCACACGAAGAGTCAGTATATTTAGCAAAAAAGCTAAACCTTTCATTTTATGAAAAATATGTAGCTCTTTTGAAAGATAGACCGGCGGTCGGATATGAAGGTAGTTCAACGAACTATGCAGACTATAATCAGTTAGATAGTTCGCACATTATGATGTCAGTCTTTTTGTTTACAAAACTACCAGAGCCTCTTAAGACTGTTATCGAAGTCGGTGGAGGTTATGGCAATTGGTTTTATCTAAATAGAACGCAACCGTTCAAATCGTGGGTAACAATAGATTTACCGCACGTTTGTGAGCTACAGAAGTGGTATTTATCTAAGATGAATATTGATTTGACAAAATGGACGAATGTGTCAGCTTACGATTATTCTGAGTATTCGAATAAGCCTGTCGATCTAGTTATTGGTGCGCATAGTCTGAGCCAATTTTCATTCTCGACATTTGAGGAGTATTTTAATAATATCGTTCAGCATGCGAAGTATTTTTATTACTGCTACGAGACTGATTTACCTACACCCGAATTAATAGCTAAGAAACTCGAACTTATTAAGACGCGATTTACTGTATTGGACTCTTTGGTATCAGGACATGGTAAAATAATAAATAATCTATATAAAAATGAATATTATGGCAAATCGATTGCAAATATTCCAGTACCAAAGACGGTCAATAAAGCCACGGGCTTCAAGGCAGGTAAGAAGACAATTTGTCTCAATATGATTGTGAAGAATGAGTCACATATTATTGAAGAGACACTCACACATCTTCTCAAATATATTCAGTTTGACTACTGGGTGATTAGTGACACAGGCTCTACTGATTTAACTCGTGAAATTATTAAGGAGTTTTTCAAGTCTCGTAATATTCCAGGCGAGCTTGTCGAACATGCGTGGCAAGATTTCGGTTACAACCGTACAAAAGCGTTTGAAGCCGCCTACAATAAGTCAGACTATGTATTTGTATGGGATGCCGATGACGAGATTTATGGAAATTTTAAGATGCCTGAAATTCTAGACGCAGATTATTACAAGTTTACATTCGGAGGTCACGATGGTATGCGCTATTCTCGACCACAATTGTTTAATAATCGTAAACGCTGGTGTTTTAAGGGTGTACTTCATGAGTACGCAAACGGTCTAGAACCTCATGGACCGGTCCAAGATGTTCGTGGAGACTACTTCTTTATTTCAGGACGTAAGGGCGATCGTAATAAGGACCCAAATAAGTACCTCAAGGACGCCTTAATTCTTGAGAAGGCGTCAGAAAAGGCACTTATAGAAAATGACCCACTTTACAATCGTTATATCTTCTATTGCGCTCAGAGTTATAATTCGTGTAATCGTCACGAAAAAGCAATTGAATTCTATAAGAAATCACTCACGCTCGATTTATGGATACAAGAGAAGTATGTATCGTGTATTGAGATATACGATCAGTACGATCAGTTAAAGAAGCCGTTTGAAGGTTTATCATATCTTGTAGAGGCGTTTAAGTATGATAGAACACGCATAGAGTGCGCCTACAGACTCATTAAGTACTATTGTATTCAAGGTATGCCTGATGTGGCTTATATGTATTATACAATGATTAAGGATTTCTTCGAAAACCATTATGATCCCGCAAAACTCGGTGAGAAGTTATTTGCAAAGAAGGCGGAGTACGACTTTTTCCTGCCTTACTATATGATTATTTTAGGAGAGCGCACCAAGCATTACGATACATGTATCAAAATGTACGAAATTATATTCAAACATGCTTATGTTGCACCTGATTGGTGGACGATGAATCTATTTACAAATATACAGTTTGTTATTCCTTATCTGCCGAAAGACCCCAAATTCGTACAGAGTTTGCTAGATTACGTTGATAGAGTAAATGATAGAGGCATTCGGCTCAAGTCAGAGCATAACAATATTATAATGAAAATTATTGATGTATATCGCCCTCAGTTTGAAACCCCGTCAACACGCCAAATCACTCCACGTCTATCAAGCCCTCAAATTATGCTAACAATGACAACGTGTAAGCGTTACGACCTTTTTGAGAGAACTGTTAACTCAATGTTAAATAACTGGAAGGATTTGGATAGAATTGACTATTTCTATTGTATGGACGATAATTCAAGCGAGGAAGACCGTCAAAAGATGCGTGCAAACTATCCGTTTTTTGATTACTATATGAAGTCGCCGGCGGAGCGAGGACATCGTGAAAGTATGAATCTTATTTGGAATAAGTTGAAGGAACTCAAACCGAAGTACTGGATACATTTGGAGGATGATTGGTTATATTTCCGCAATCAGTATTATGTATCTCGTGCCTTACACTATCTAGAACATTATGAAAATAAAAATATTCACCAAGTTGTCTTTAATCGTAACTACGGTCTTATGTATAATGATATGGACCGTAATGGAGGTATTGTGCTAGAGCCTGGATTTCTTCTACACGAGAAGCGTGATGATATTGTTGGAAAGCATTGTGGCTACTGGCCGCATTACTCTCTACAGCCGTCGATGTCTCGCGTATCAAAGATTCTAGAGCTTGGTAACTACGATAGCCCAAATAAGTTCTTTGAGCGTGACTATGCAAATAAGTATTTCGCTCACGGCAATCAAACTGGTTTTTTTAATTCTATTTACAGCATTCATATTGGAAAACAGCATTGGGAAACGGAAGGTAAAAACGCATATGCACTCAACGAGGTACCGCAGTTTGGAGCACCACCAGCGCCAGAACCAGCACCAGCGCCAGCGCCAGCACCAGATTCACACCCCACGTTGACAATTCTAAAGAATGAGCCCCTACCTGAAAATGGTACTATGCGCACGCATCTGGATATTCTACTTCAGAAGATTACGGACGGAATCCCTTTTGGAATTATTCGCCCAAGTGACGGTGAACGCACAGTCATGCTAGGTGAGACATTGACAAACTGCGATAACTGGACGTTCAAGACAGGTGGTATTCTACAGAAACAACTCCTTGAAGCAGTCCAGACCAATGACCCAAATCTCTACATTGGTATTCCCTGTAATACGTGTAACAAGCCGTGGAATTGTACGCCTGCGATTTATAATGACTTTGTTGAAAAATTTAAGATTAATATGGTACAACGAACGTATGCGAATATTTTCGGCAATTCTAACTGGCAACCGTTCATTGATTACCTCAAGGCGTATACAAAGGGCTTTTATGTTGTAACCTCTGGTACATCACCCAGCAAACTCAATATATTAGACCGTCATATTATTGACGATAAACTTGTAAATGTATGGGATGAAAAGGGTGAAGAGGAGACTGCGCGTCTTCTTAAGTTTATTGAGCCTCTCCAACATCAACTTATTTGCTTCTCAGCAGGACCTCTTTCCAAGATATGGGTGCCTATGTGTATGAAAGCGAATCCTACAAATACATATCTAGATGTAGGAGCATCAATTGATGTCTATACAAAGGGAAAAACTGTGCGATTTTACACTGAGGCAGCCCACCCGTTTGCGAAGGAGGCGTGCCGCTTCGCGGCGGCGGGGGCGCCCTGACCTACCCCTAGCCCTTCAAAATTAGCGCCGTAAAACGCTTTGGAATTTTTGACGTATATCGTGAATTTAAGTACCCCGCACAGCCTTTTCACCACAGGGCGACCACAATTGGCGGCACAGCTCTAGAGACGCTTCATTTAAACATATAGAGTTAACGTTAACTAAGTATGTTTAAAAATAATTTTATCGTCAAAGTCGATACCGCGCACTCAAATACGATTAAGGGACTCGTTTACGGGCAGAAACCTCGGCGTATTCTTGAACTCGGATTAGGCGGCGGGGAAAGTACGGATGCTATACTCGAAGCGCTTGCCTATAATAATCAAAAATACGAGTATACGCTTGTCGATAACTGGTTCGATTTTAACTTCAAAATACCTGACGGTGTTATGGACCTGTATTCGAATCGCCTAAATATTGTGACAAGCGACGAAAAAGCGTTTGTCTTTTCTACCAAATCGACCTATGACTTTATATTTAGTGATGCGGACCACTTTCATACAAATGAGTGGTTCGAGCATGTATACGATAATCTGTTGGAAAAAGACGGTATACTGATGTATCACGACGTTAATTTTTTCGAAGAGGCGTTCCCAAATCTACGCGAGATATATCGTACGTGTGAGCGACGTAATCTAAAATTTAAGCTGTTTAATAGGAATTCGTTGCCGCACGAACGCTGCCACCGAGGTTTACTGGTTATATTTAAGTGAGTGGGTGTGGATACGGACGATAAACTCATCGCGACTCTGCTGCCAGGTCGGTTTGCGGCGCCCGTGCCAGTCGGCGCGTTCCATAGCGTCGGCGAATATATCTGCGAACGCACTTGCGATTTCGGCATCACGGGCGTCGGCGGCGGACTTGGAGGAAGAAGAGCCCATATCTGCAAGGGAGACGGAGGGGTGAAAGAGGAGTACAAAGAGGCACAAAAGCGTATACTATACGCTACTATGTTTCAATTTTTTCACCCACACAACCTTATATCTTATTTGTTAGAAATCTAGGATCGCCGAGTGCGTCGAGTATGCCGCCGCGCAGAAACGCCGCCAGCAGGAAGCATAAGCATATTAATATCACCTAAGCGTCGATCAATTTCCATAGCATCTTTGAGAGTTCGCAACTTCTGTTGCTCGGCTTTGAGTGCTGGCAATGAAAGAACTGGTACACCGTCAATTACATTCACCTGTGCTGCTGCTATCCACTGTGCTGCAAGACTGATCTGAGTCTCATTTTCGTCGTATTCGTAGAACGGTACAGTTACTTCAATCAGTTTAATCTCTGGGCTTGTTTTCGTATAAAGTTGAAGTACTGTTACATTTTTTGGCTTTACAAGTGTACGTATAATACGCATATTTAATATATTTGTACTCGGTTTTGCTGCGTGACTTGCATAGGAATACTGGTTCATAGTATCCGTATAAAACCTTGGACCTAACTTATCAGGCACTCCTACATATTCAAGGGGTATTGTCTCTTTTATATTGTATACTGTTTTTCCAATACTTGCATCCCAATATGAAGATGCGAATGGAATATCTGCCGCGTGAAGTTTTGTAATGACCTCAGCGTTAAATCGAGGATCGTTCATTCCAGCCGCAAGTCTTTGTATAATACTATTTAGCATGTATGAACGTAGGTCATAGAACTGTTTTTTGTCGAGCCCAGGATTTATTAAGAGTGTAGCATCATAGTCTGAGGTGTGGTTTGTTAAGGCTATACGATGTGCCCGTTTGTATAGGTGTATTGCCGCACTCCCTTTGAGATAGAAGCGTGTATTTGGATTTTGCGTGCTGATAAATATGTCATGTAGAATCTGGTAAATATATCTGTGGTCTAACATTTCCCAGAAACGTGTGAGTGGTGCTGGACGACTATAGGGAGTAAATCCTATTTTGGCAAGTGAGGGTGTTGGTACACGTGGTGTATTTGAGAAATTTGGGGGAGATACTGAGGACGGAAGTGGCAAAACGGAGGGCGGAGGTGCTGGAGGTAAAGGTGGGGATACAGACGTTGTAGGAGATGTAGAGGATGGTAAAGATGCTGGAGAGGGCGCAGGTGGCGAGGCTGAAGGTGCTTTCTTAACCGGTGCTAATATTGCTCGTGGAGATGTCATCAATTCAGGTGCACGCTTTTTCATAGAGGCGGCTAGAAGGTTGCTCGACTTCTTTACAGAGTTTTTTATTATTTTTTTCTCGGCAGCAATACGCTCAAACTCCGCCTTTTCTGCTGCGGCTTTCTCAGCGGCAATACGATCAAACTCCGCTTTCTCTGCTGCTTTGCGTGCCGCTTTCTCTTCACGTTTTCGCTTCTCCTTTTCGGCTTTTCCTGCGGCGACCGTTTTTGCCATTTCCTCCTCTTTTAAAAGGTCTGCTGCAGCCTCACGTGCAATTCGATTTGCTTCCGCTTTGGCAGCATTTTCAGCGTTCTTCTTTGCCTTCACAGATAACTTTCCTCTTTCTAATTCCAATGTCTTTACTTTAGTATTTTCAGCCATTTCTTCAGAAAGTGTCCTTGTAAAATCGCCTAAACGTTTTGCAAGTTCAAAATATCGTATTGCATCTTTTTTTGCAATCATCTTAATCTCCATAGTCGGCGCTTTTTCAAACTGCTGCTCTGCACTTGCTTTTAATAAATTTGCAACGTGGCGCTCCTGGCTTGCTAGAATATATAAAGCCCGCCAAGTATCCTCCATATTCATCTCATCAACTGCAATAAATTGTAGAAGAAATGTAGTAGAACCATAGTATTTTGATGATTCGAATAAACGAGGATCGATAGTTAACGAATCGGATAGAACATTTAGACAAATATTACGCCGTCTGAAAAATTCACGTATAAGATCCAATAAATACATAAACTTTTGTCCCATCTGTTCGACCGCTCGTTCAGAATATGTACCACTACGTGTGAGTTCTTCCCCAATAAGTAATATCATAATATGCATAAGTAAATCATGTGTATAAAGAGTTGTTTGATCGAGTACCATAATTTTTATCAAAACTCCTAAAAACTGGTCGTAACGTTCTATACCTGGAAAAACAGGATCGAACATATTTTTATGTTTGCCGAACCATATAGCCTGTTCTGGATCTTCTAAATCCATTACAAATCTATCTATGTTTTTAGCCAGATAAAGTATTTCTTTGAGATATTGATGCATCATCGGAAACAGCTCGGCATATTCACGAGAAACGCGTTCGGCAGTTTGTAATAATTCAATCCTATTACGCACTAGATTTTTAGGCACTTCCCCTTTTACTAACGGCGATGATGGTGGTGGCAGCGGCGGTGGCAAAGGCGCCTCAGACATCCTCAATCCCTAATTTATCTTCTTAAAATAGAATGGCTGATATCTTTCAATTTAGCCCACAGAGTCTGATGGCGTGGATGGCGGCATATGCCGTGTTAGAGCCAGCAAGTTTCTATATTATTCCAAAAGTCGTTAAGGGACAAACAACCCAAGAATATTATTCAAAGTTTCCTTTTGCCATCCTGGCATTTGGCGATTTCATATACTCTACATTTTTGCTCCTTGTAGCCCAACAAGTTATAGCACTCGTCTTCAAACAAGCCCCACCCAAGTCCGTCATTCAGTGGCTCCTGCGTTTCGCCACCTTTACAGCCGTACAGTGGACGGGAGACTTATCATATTTCACACTTATCAGCAAACTCAAACCGACCACAAAATATATTGATTTTTTCCAGCGGTATGGCAAAGAGGCGACTCTGGGAGCCCCGATAGGTGATACGGTCTA